ACTCCTTGTTGGTTGGCATCACTAAAATATGTCATAGGATTAACATCTCCAGTACTTACCCAACATCCAGTTGTGGAATCAACAAGGTTCCATCTCATTACATTATTAAGATATCTGTTAAGTAATGATTGTGGGTTAGCAGGGTTTGATACTGAAGAAAAAGTCCCGTATGTCATTGCAGTAATGACTTGGAAATATTCCATGTCCATACCAAACTTATGGTAATTAGCATCATCAGGGTCTTGAGTTATTACGTAAAGTGCGTTTGGTTGACTTGTTAAAGTACCTGAACCTGCTGGGTCAGCGTAAGATATTTGAATTGGTGTTGGCCCTACATTTATAGTAACTCCAGTCATTGACGATGTACCAAATTGATTCCAACTTGTAAACCCTGTTAAATTTACGTCTTGACTTAATAAAGGGTCTTGGAATGTCACCAATTTTCCTGGGGTAAGTTGTGATAATTGTGCAGGTACAACTGAAATTGCAATTACGTTATCTAAATGCCATTTATCAGATGGCAATGGAGATGTCGTAGTTGGTGCGATATTAACATCTGACTCAAAAGTAACTCTTATCCTATTAACTCCTCCACCAGGATTATTAGGTCCCGCGTCGAAGTATTTTGCTTTAGTATTAAACAGGTTAAGTCTTTCTGATGTTGTTAAACTGTTTGTAAATATAGAATTACTTGTAGTGTCATCATAAGGTAAAAGTTGTGGAACATATGCTTGGATGGTGGGAGCATTTGGGTCATTTGATGACCCTGCGAATAATTGACCAATTATCAAAGGATATGTGAATGAGCTACCGTTTAATAATTCAGCATATTGACCTGATTGACTAAATTTTGATAAAGCGGAATTTAAACCGATTTCTTCAAATAATGTATCAACATTTCCACCAGCCCCTGATGGGTCAACAGGTCCTGGGTCAGGATTTCCACCTTGTTTACAATCACATAATTCACAATCAGAATAAGATAAATTTGGTATTGCTATATTTGTAAAATATTTGTATAAATCCAACATTTGTTCAACCAAAGCATATTGGTCGACACATTTTTGACAATCGTCATTTAAACATCCCCCACAAAACGCTGAGACTATATAACAAACTACGACAATAATTGTTAATACAATAGCAACTATTACCGCTAATATAGGTCCTAAAATATATTTTAAAAGAAACGCTAAAATGTGAACAATAACTATTAAAACATATAAAATAGGTTTAAATAAAAAAATCATTATCACAAAAAGTAGATAAATCAAATCAAACCTTAATATTGAATCATTGTTTGGAAATTTAACGTTTTCACTTTCACAAACATCATCTAAGTTATTTTTAATGGATACCATTCTATTAGGGAGATATCCTTTTCTATATTGGTCAATTAATTGTGAAACAGTATAAACTTTATTATAAACCATAGGATAGAACCTGTCTTCACAATCAATAGCTTCTTGGAGCATTTGTAACCCAATAGGTGTTAATGGGTCTCCGTAGTCTTCCCAATCTAAACTAAAAGCATATGAATTTCTAGCATTAACAAAGTCAGCAATTGATGCGGGGTTTTGAAGGGGGTCGGTACTTGAGTTTATCCAACCATATTCTTTAATATTAGGAACTAAAAAATAACCTCTCTTGACAGGTTCATTTAATGTTGGTTCTTGATTCCATTTAACTTTAAATCTGTACTTACCTTTAGTTGGAATTCCTTTTGATGGGTCATTAGATATAACTCTTTCACCAAACTCATTAGTTACCACATAATCTAAATTCATAGGAACATCCACCATCCACGCTCCATTTTCGTCAATAACTTGACCTCCTTGTTCTAACTCAAAAGTTTCTAATACAGGTCTTCCATTTATATCCTGTTGTATTGTTTGTCGTATCGCCAAAATTTCACCAGGACCTGTTACCAAATTACATAAATTGCCTTGTTTTAATTTAGGCTTACAATTTTTTTTCATGAATTGGTCATCATTTGATGAGATAATTGAACCCATGAAAATGGCGGTAGGTGTTATAGTAATATTAGCTTCTGCAGTTAAATCAAAATCAGTTCTAGTTATCCCTATATTACAAATTTCGGGTTGTCCCCAAAGAGGTTCAACTTCGATAGTTCTATTAATTGAAACGATTTGTGGTAATTCGTTAAGGTTATTTGAACTTTTAAATTTAGTTCCCGCAACTTGAGCAGGTGTTGCAACACCCATTCTAACTAAATCTTGTGGTGATAATGAAAATTCACCTATGTCAGATAAATCGATATCTACGTGTATTGTTTGTGACCCAATAGGTACACCAAAAATCATATAATCCCCACTATCGTTTGTTCTTGCAGTATAACGATAATATTTGTCATAGACCTCTATTAAAGTTTGGTCTAATAAAACGTCTTCTCTATCGAAAAAAGTACCTGTAGGATTATGTCCACTATGTTGTTGTACGTATGGTAATAAATTATATCTATAACCATCCTCATTTAATTCTGTTAAATTTTTATAAGGGTATAAATCGGCAATAATTGGATTTTCTTCATCTTCTGAAGTTAGGGGTACAAAAATTGAAACCTTGACATTAGGGATACCGAACCCATCGTTTGCGGTTACCCTACCAATTACAACACCATAATCAGAACATGGTCTTGTATAAATTTGACTCTGTAGAATTTTTAAAGACAATATCTCTAAAAACTCAAAGTCTTGGTCTAAAAGTACTTTTAATGATTTATCAACACCTACTTGTGTTCTTATCCTATATGAATTCGACATTCTTTATCTTTTTTGATAAATAGTTTATGGTCTATTTTACAAAAGATAAATCACTTTTTTATAAAATAAATTATCAAGAGAAATTAACAGTTTTAAGATTCTTAACTCTTACAATTACATCTTTACTAGGAAATCTTAATTGATAGGTTTGACTTGGTTCGGCAAAAATAGTGTCATCGATTAATTCTATTTGTTTAGTGTCCTCATTAGAATATCTTTGGGAAGTTTGAGATGACGAGTATTGTCCCCCAACTTTGTTAAACACTTGAATGTCCGCAACGGAAATAACGCCATTTTCACTCTGTACTAACCTTCTAATTTCAGAGATATAAACATTTTGTCCCATTTGTCTATTTGAAGGACTTAAATATTCTGTAATAATATTAACTATTTGAGAAATTACCGTCCCTTGATTTTGACTATTATCTAAAACAACGTCGATATTGATTCCCAAATCAATTACATTTGCACTTTGTATTGAGATATAGTCATTAATCATTCTATAATTTGACAAATAATTAGCAACATTATTCTTTAATGTGTTAGAGACTATTTCAGTTAAACTTCCTGATTCGTCGTACGCTAACATTTTAATGATTATTTTATTGTTTTCTTCGGTTATCGCTACTTTTGCGGGAGCCCCAAATTGTGACGGCATTGTTCTTATTATTGAGTCATAGTCATTAATGGTTACCGCTCTATTTTGAGCCGCAAAATTAAATGCCACTAAATTTCTAACTTCTTCTGTTGTTGGTGAGGGAGCCCCTCCGATTGCCGCAGTGACATTAGTACAAGACAATGAGTTAACCACACTTGTATTGATAGACTCTGAAGGTCCGTTGACAAAGAATGATATATTACCAATTTGAGTAATTACATTTACACCTAAATTACTAGCCGTTCCTCCTCCAATTCTATACTGTATGAATAATGTTGAATTACCTTTTAAGGTACTACCTAACGCAAAGTTATTAGAATATTTGTACAAATCTAATTGATACCCGTTTCTGGCAAATTCTCTCAACTGTTCGTCAGCGGATTGGGTTCCTCCACCAAAAGTCATTTTTAAAAATCCTTCAGGTGTAAATTCAGTAATAAATTTATCACTTGTCTGTATGTATCTACCAACTTTAATTCCAGGGTTGTCGGACACTTTTGTTGGGTCCTCAACAAAAACTCTATCTTCAATTAACGCTTTTACTTCATACCATCTATTATCCAATCCTAAAAATTCTTGAGCCGATGGAACGTTTGAGTATTGGGTTCCGTCTTTTAACAAAACACTTGTAACTCCCAATACATTTTTCTCAGGTAAAAATAATTCAAAAAATGGTCTAACATCGTTAGGTGTAATTACTCTTTTGAAAACTTTGGTAATCCCATTAACAACTGTTTCTCTTTTAACAATAGTATAATTTAACAATTTGTTATTGGCGTCAAAATTAGGTATCTTTAACCTGTTTGGGAATCCTTCTGCGTTAATTGCTGAAGCGAAATCAATGTCATATACGGTTTCAAATACTTGTCCTGCACCATTTACTTGTGACCCTCTTCTTAAAATACCACAATATCTTAAATCTTCTTTATCCCCAAAAGCAGG